GTCAATATTTTTATAATAAACATTTAAGAAATACTGTTATTGCATTTGGTACAATATTTAATACTATCGGTGTAAGAAGATATGACTCTAATGGTAATGCCGTATCAAGTTTAAGAGTACCATTAATGTATGCACCAAGAGAAAAGTTTTTAGCAAGACTAGAACAGCAAACATCATTGGGTTCTGGTACTGAAGAACAAGTTGCAATCACTCTACCTCGATTGAGCTTCGAAATGACTGGGATTTCTTACGATCCCAGTCGTAAGATTAATAAAAATTTAAAGTATAAAAAAGCGAAAAGTGCTGATGATAATAAAGTCTTTACACAATTTGCACCTGTACCTTATAATATGGGGTTTAATTTATACTCGTTTACTTCTAACTCAGATGATGGTTTGCAAATAGTTGAACAAATATTACCATTTTTTCAACCAGACTACACGGTAACAATGATTGAAGATAGAACTATGGATATTAAAAGAGATATTCCTTTTGTTTTAAATAGTGTAGATTATGAAGATACTTATGATGGTGCTATGACTTCTAATCGAAGAATAATTTATATAATGAATTTCACTGCTAAAATTTACCTATATGGTCCAATAACAAGTGGTGCTGTAATTCGTCAGGCAGGTGTTGATCTATACACTAAACCACAATCTGAAAATCCATCTAGACAAGAAAGAGTTAAGGTTACACCTAATCCTACATCAGCTGATTATGATGATGATTACACATATACTGAAACTTTAGAATTCTTTGAAGATGGATTAAATTATGATGAACAGACAGGACTTGATAAATAATTTCCTACATAAATATTAGTATGAGTAAAATTGATGATAAACTAAATGAAATATTAGATGTAACCGCTGAGCAAATATTGGCACCTAAACCAATAGAACCAAAAGAGGTTACTGTAATGCCAGAGTCAGCAGATCCTCAAGATGATTTTGAACACGGCCGAGAAAATCTTTATAAGTTAATAGAAAAAGGTAATGAAGCAATAGATGGTATTTTATCACTTGCAAAAGAGAGTGAGCATCCTAGAACATATGAGGTTGCAGGACAATTAATTCAAACAGTAAGTCAAGTATCGCAAGATTTATTAGGTCTACAAAGTAGATTAAAAAGACTAAAAGAAGTTCCTAACAATGCACCTAAAAATGTAACCAATGCATTGTATGTGGGTTCTACAAATGAATTACAAAAACTATTAAAGAAAACAAAAAAAGATGACGGAGAATCTGAATCCTAGAGAACAGTATCTAGGCAATCCTAATTTAAAGAAAGCATTTACATCTTCAGAATTTACTGAAGATCAAATTGTTGAGCTGTCTAAGTGCATTGAAGATCCAAAATATTTTATAACTAATTTCATAAACATTGTCACCATTGATAAAGGTCTTGTACCATTTGAAATGTATGAGTTTCAAGAAAAAATGGTAGATACTTTTCACAATAATAGATTTACAATTTGTAAATTACCTAGACAGTCTGGTAAATCAACAATCATTATTGCATATCTTTTACACTATGTTTTATTTAATGAGAATGTGAATGTTGCTATACTTGCAAACAAATCATCAACTGCTCGTGATCTATTAGGTCGTTTACAACTTGCATATGAACATATGCCTAAATGGATGCAACAAGGAGTAATGAATTGGAATAAAGGTTCATTAGAATTAGAAAATGGTTCTAAGATTGTTGCGGCCGCAACATCATCATCTGCTATTCGAGGTGGGTCTTTTAATGTAATATTTCTTGATGAGTTTGCCTACATACCAAACAATATTGCTGATGAGTTTTTTAGTTCAGTTTATCCTACAATATCTTCTGGTAAGTCATCAAAGATTATGATGGTATCTACACCGCACGGAATGAATATGTTTTATAAAATATGGACTGATGCCATAAATAAAAATAATACTTATATACCTATTGAAGTGCATTGGTCTGAAGTGCCAGGTCGTGATGAAAAATGGAAACAAGAGACAATACAAAATACAAGTGAACAGCAGTTTCAAACAGAGTTTGAGTGTGAGTTTTTAGGTTCTGTAAATACACTTATCGCACCAAGTAAATTAAAAAATTTAGCACATATTGATCCACAAAGAAGTGGCGACATAGATATTTTTGAAATGCCTAAAAAAGATCATATCTATACTTGTACAGTTGATGTATCTAGAGGTACAAATAATGACTATTCTGCTTTTCTTATTTTTGATACAACACAAATGCCATATAAACTTGTAGCAAAATATAGAAGTAATGAAATTAAACCAGTCGTGTTTCCTAATATCATAAATGAAATTTGTAGAAAATACAATATGGCATATGTCTTAGTAGAGACAAATGATCTAGGTCAACAGGTTGCAGATGCTTTACAGTTTGAATGTGAATATGATAATATGTTAATGTGTACACAAAAAGGTAGATCAGGTCAGATATTAGGTGGTGGATTTAGTGGTAGAGGTTCTTCACTATGTCTTAGAATGACTAAGGCTGCAAAAAGAGTAGGATGTTCTAATTTAAAATCTTTACTTGAGGGTGATAAACTAGTGATTCAAGACTTTGATACGATTGCAGAATTATCAACATTTATATCTAGGGGTAAATCATATGAGGCTGAAGATGGATGTAATGATGATTTAGTTATGTGTTTAGTTATATTTGCCTGGGTTGCGAATCAACAGTATTTTAAAGAATTAGTTAATATTGATATGCGTAATGCCTTATTTGCAGAGCAACAAAATGCTCTTGAACAAGATATGGCACCTTTTGGATTTATGGATGATGGGTTAAATGAGACTGAGACTGAGACAGATGAGTACGGAGATGTCTGGCATCCAGTGGATGTAGTCAGATAGTCTGTAATTTTTGATACTTATAAATAGTTTAAAGGGTTGACAAAAATTAAGGGTAATTTAAATAATTAAGGAGAAAACACTATGGCATTCCAACTATCACCAGGTGTTCTCGTACAAGAAACAGACCTAACAAATATTATACCTGCAGTAGCCACTTCTATTGGCGCAACAGCTATCGTATGTGAAAAAGGTCCTATGGATGAAATCGTAACCATTTCATCTGAAAAAGAACTAGTAGATACATTCGGTAAACCAGACGGTAATACATACGAATATTGGTTTACGGCTGCTAACTTTTTACAGTACGGTAATACTTTAAAAGTGGTTCGTGCTACAACAGGTAATGTAAATGCTTGTGTATCAGGTACTGCTATACAGATAAAAAACACCCAACACTATCTTGATAACTTCGCAAGTGGTCAAGCTGCTGTTGGTCCATGGGCTGCTCGTACTGCTGGAACTCACGGAAACAATTTAAAAGTTTCTATGTGTACAAATTCTAGTGCATTTTCATCTACTGCAACTTCACTCGTCAACAATGGATCAGGTATCGCTGTCGGTGCTACTACGGTCGCTGTTGATAATGGTTCAGAGTTTGTAGTTGGTGATTTATTAGAGTTTGGTGACGCAAGTAGCAATTTCAATGCTGCTCCGTCAGGAGAGTTCTATGAAATTACGGCAATCGACACAAATAACCTAACGGTTAAAAGACATAACAGCACAGGTTCTCAAGGCCTAAAACACGCAGTAGTAGATAACGCTGTGATCAAAAGATACTGGAAATTCTTTGATCAAGTTGATGCTGCTCCAGGAACAACAACTGATGTTTCTAATAATAACGGTGCGAATGACGAAATGCATATCGTTATTATTGATGAAGATGGCGGTATCACAGGTACTGCTGGAACTATCTTAGAAATATTTGAAGGTGTTTCACAGGCTTCAGACGCAAAAAATGAATCAGGTGCTACTAACTACTACGCTGATGTAATATACAATCAATCAAATTATGTATATTGGATGGATCACGAAACTACACTGGCAAATGCTGGTTCTGCTAAGGCAGGTCAGACATTCGATAATGCTGGTTCAAGTGCAACTGCTATATTCAATAATTCACTTGCTAGTGGTACAGATGACAACGCACCAACAAACGGTGAGTTGGCACTTGCATTAGATAAGTTTAAAGATGGAGAAACAGTAGATATTAATTTATTAATTACTGGTCCGTCTGCAACTAGTGCTGATGCTACTGGTGCTACATATGCTACAGCTGCGATTGATGTTGCTGAGTTTAGAAAAGATATTGTTGCATTTATTTCACCTGCTTCCGCAGATGTTGTAAATGTTGCTGATCCTATCGCTCAGACTGAAAATGTAAAAGCATTTGCTGATGCATTATCTTCAACTTCATATGCTGTCATTGATAGTGGTTACAAATATATGTACGACAAATACAATGATGTATATAGATTCGTTCCATTGAACGGAGATATTGCTGGTTTATGTGCTAGAACTGACAATGTTGCAGACTCATGGTTCTCACCTGCAGGTCTCAATAGAGGTCAAATTCGTGGTGCTGTTAAACTTGCATACAATCCTAACAAATCACAAAGAGATACGCTATATCGTGCAAGAGTAAATCCTGTGGTAACTTTACCAGGTCAGGGTACTTTAATGTTCGGTGATAAAACTGCATTGGCAAAACCAAGTGCGTTTGATCGTATCAATGTTAGAAGATTGTTCATCACTCTAGAAAAGGCAATTTCTACAGCTGCTAAATTCCAACTCTTTGAATTCAATGATGAGTTTACAAGAGCACAATTTAGAAATCTTGTAGAACCATTCCTAAGAGATGTACAAGGTCGTAGAGGAATCACAGACTTCCAAGTTGTTTGTGATGACACTAACAATACTGGCGATGTTATTGATCGTAATGAGTTTAGGGCAGACATTTTTGTTAAACCTAACAGATCAATTAACTTCATAACTTTAAACTTTATCGCAACAAGATCAGGCGTAGCCTTTTCTGAAGTTGCGGGTGCTTAAACTAGAGAGAGGAGAATAAACAATGCCTAATATTAATGACTTTAAAGCTCGTCTCGCTGGTGGGGGCGCTAGAGCCAATCAGTTCAAGGTGACAATGCCTTTCCCTGGTTATTCTGCCGTTGGTGGTGAGACGCAACAAATGGCTTTCTTATGTCAGGCTGCTCAATTACCAGGTAGTACAGTAGGTGAGACACCTATACCATTTAGAGGTAGAACACTTTATATCGTAGGAGATAGAGAGTTTGAACCTTGGACGGTTACTGTTCTAAATGACACCGATTTCTTAGTGAGAAACGGACTAGAAAGATGGTTGAATGGAATGAACAATATGACTGATAACGAAGGGTTAACAAACCCTGCTGATTATCAAGTTGACGCTTTTGTTGATCAATTAGATAGAAATGGTGGAATACTAAAGACTTATACTTTTAGAGGTCTTTTCCCAACATCACTATCACCGATTGATCTTGCATATGATACCAACAATGCTGTTGAGACTTTCACTTGCACATTCAGATACCAATACTTTGAAACTGATACTACTACTTAATTTAACACATAAATAATTAGTAGAAATTATTATGAAAAGGAAATCTAATGGCTGAATTATTTGGCTTTCAAATAACACGAGCTAATCAAAAAGCTAAGGATGGTGGAACTCCTCAGAGTTTCACCGTCCCTACGGCTGATGATGGCACTACTACGGTATCGGCTGGTGGTTATTTTGGATCATACCTCGATATGGAGGGTGGTGCAAAAAATGAAGAAGAACTAATTAGAAGATATCGAGAAATTGCAATTTATCCTGAAGTGGATACTGCTATTGATGACATTGTAAATGAAGCAATAGTAGCAGATGAGAGAGACCAATCAGTCTCCTTATCACTAGACAATTTAAATTTATCACAAAAAATTAAATCTAAAATTAGAGATGAGTTTGATGAAATTCTAAAACTATTACAGTTTGAAGAAAAAGGTCACGATATCTTTAAGAGATGGTATATAGACGGTAGAGTTTATTATCATAAAGTAATCAATCCTGATCAACCTAGATTAGGACTTACTGAACTAAGATATATTGACCCTCGCAAAATTCGTAAAGTTAGAGAAATAAAAAAACAGCGATCTAACAAGACTGGTGTTGAGATGACACAAAAAGTTAATGAGTGGTATGTCTATAATGAAAAAGGTATGACTACACCTAATTCTAATATGGGTATTAAAATTACTACTGATGCTATTTCTTATTGTACCTCTGGTGTTATTGATCAAAATAAAAATGTAGTATTAAGTTATTTACATAAAGCAATTAAACCAGTTAACCAATTACGAATGATTGAGGATGCTGTTGTTATTTACAGAATAGTAAGAGCACCTGAAAGAAGAATATTCTATATAGATGTTGGTAATCTTCCTAAAATAAAGGCAGAACAATATCTTAAAGATGTCATGGCAAGATATAGAAATAAACTTGTCTATGACGCCTCAACAGGAGAAATGAGAGATGACAGAAAACATATGTCGATGCTCGAAGATTTCTGGCTACCTAGGAGAGAAGGTGGTCGAGGCACAGAAATAACAACTCTACCTGGTGGACAAAATCTTGGTGAAATACAAGATGTTCAATATTTCCAGAAAAGAGTTTATAAAGCACTCCATGTTCCAATTACTAGAATGGAACAAGATAATGGATTTAATCTTGGTCGTAGTGCTGAAATAACTAGAGACGAAGTAAAGTTTTCTAAATTTGTACAAAGATTAAGAAAAAGATTTACTGGATTATTCCACGATTTATTAAAAACACAATTAGTTTTAAAAGGAATAATTACAATAGAAGATTGGGATGCAATTAAATCCCACATACAATATGATTTCTTAAAAGATGGACACTTTGCAGAACTAAAAAATGCAGAACTATTGAAAGAAAGATTATTACTTGCTAATGAGGTAACACCTTATGTTGGTAAATATTTTTCAGTAGAATTTTTAAGAAAGAATGTATTAAGACAAACTGATGAAGAAATTGAAGAAATTGATCGTCAGATTGCTAACGAAGTTAAAGTTGGTCTTATTCAAGACCCACTCGAAAATTTAGAAGGAGATAATGATGAGTGAAGCAGAAACGAAAGATATAAATTATGTTAAAGATATGGTAGATTCTCTATCGCAAGGAGATAATATTGGTGCTGAAAAAGCATTTAAAGACGCTCTTGCAGGTAAAATTTCAGCGGCCCTTGATACGAAAAGAACAGATGTCGCACAAAGTTGGTTGAATCAACCTGAAGAAAAACCTGCTGACGAAACACCTCAAGAAATAGAGGTATCTAGTGATGTGCCAAGTGATGAAAAACCTGAAATCGCAGAACCAGGAGTAGATCCTATGGTTCAGAAACTGGCAGATCAAGAGAATGTTGAAGAAGTTTAGTCAGTATAGAAAAGAGATAACGGAAGTACAACATACAGTATCTACCGAATACAATAAACTATCGCCTAGAATGAAAAAAGCGATAGATGATTTGTTTAAATCGAGTGATTCGATTGATAAAATTGACACTAATATTGATAGAGTCGCAAAGCAATATGGTGTGAGTAAGTCTAAAATTATGGCTTATTTGGATAAAGAAACTTTGCGATAGTATAAATAGTAATTAGGAGAGAATTATGGCATTCGCAACAAGAACATTAAGAGATGACCCTATTCCAACAGGTGCTGGTAGTGCCGGTGGTACTGTTATAGTTCAATTAGATCATTCAGCAGATAGTGCAACTTCGGCTGCTCTAGACGCAAGTGCTTTATCAGGACACGCAAACGGTGCTAAACTAAGTCTAGTAAGATGTTGGTGGGCATTATCTGGATCAGTAGAAATACAATTCAAAGGATCTTCCACAGATACAAACGCAATCAGATTAGCAGGTACTGGAAAGTATGACGGACCTGCAATATCTAATAATGCAACCAACGCTGGTGCAACAAGTGGTGACTTAGAAGCAATTGGCGCTTCTGCTACTGGTTTTATAATTTTAGAATTAAAAAAAGACGCTACATTCACAGCGTAAGGAGAGAATAAATGACTAGAAGTTTACTAGAAGAAGCTGCTAAGGTTTTAAGATCAGAATTAACTGCTGGTCAAAAGAAACTACCACCTGCTTTACAAAAGGCAATCAAAGATAAAGAAGATAAAAAAGACGAAGAAATGGATCCTAAAAAGGATATGGTCAATAAAACGAAAAAAGGCATGGAAGAGATGATGCCTATGAACGCTAAAAAAGATCATAAAAAAGGCATGGAAGAAATGATGCCTAAAAAAGATATGATGAAGAAAAAAGATGAAGCTTCGGATTTTGATAAGATGATGAAAAAGAAAGAAGAACTTTCTGATAAGCAGAAAAAAATTGATATGAATAAAAACGGCAAAATTGATGGTGAAGATTTGGCAAAACTTAGAGCAAAAAAAGAAGAACTAGAAACATTAATAGCAGAGTTAGAAACTAAGTTAGAAGAATAATATTATGGCTGATACGGTAACGAGTCAAACTATTGCTGATGTAAGTGGTCAAAAAACCACAATGAAATTTACCAATATATCTGATGGTAGTGGTGAGACTTTGGT